ATGCAAATCATCTACTTTGACTACACGCCAAATTTTGGAGTCAACGCCAGCGTTGGCGGGGAGTGGGATTTTTACCGTTCCTTTGATGAACTGGTAGATGAGTGCACAGGTTTCTATGGTGATGATTTTCTTTTAGTTTCTGTGGTTTTGAATTCCGGCTCTTTCGTGGGTTACAGGGAGTCACTGGCATGCAACTGACTGAAAGAAATGTAAAAATTGACTATCTGGCCTTTACCATGCCTTTCTGTTCTCTCAAGTCACTGGAAACTTACCCGCATGAGTTGAATGAGTGGCGTAAGTACGGCATTTATCCGACATTTCATAACCATGTATCTCATAAAGATGCTTTTTTCACCGATGTGATTAAAGGCGGTAAATGGTGTCCGTCAGACGATGAACTTAATGAACAGGTTCATAGTTACAGTACACGCTCAAAAAACGAACTCGAACAAAAAATAAACGACCTGAACAGGGAAATTTATTTAGCGCGTATGCATCGCCTTAAATTGTGGCTTTCCGCAGTCTTTGGCCTTCATCTTGGCCCTGAACGAGACAGGGGCGGCTATAACTATGATCGTTCCGCACCTTTGTATTCAGTTGATGGCGGCTATGAACATCTCGGAATGGTGTTCTGGGGCGGTAATAACGACACGATTTATATTCAGATCGGCGGTGAAGGTTGTACTCATGTTTTTAATGGTACGTCACCGCATGAAATCTATAACTGGCTCAATCATCTTGATGTAACGATGCTGAAGCGTATCGATCTTGCGGTTGATGATTTTGACGGTGTCTTTACTGTTTCTGCCGCTATGAAAGACCATAAATGCGAAGCTTTTTACGGCGGTAAGGGACCCAAACCCGGGCTTGGTATTTCTCATAAATATCATGGCGATGGTTCTTTACAGCAGGAAATGATTACTGTTGGTTCCCGTGAGTCTCGCGTTTACTGGCGCATTTATAATAAGGCGCTTGAACAGAAAGTTGATGATGTCTGGCATCGTTCTGAGGCTGAACTTAAAGGCTTCCCGGTTGAGGTATTACTGGACATAGAAGGAGCTTTTACTGGTCTTTGTGAATACGCGCAACAGATAAACCCATCCAGCCCGAAAACGTTTCAACGCTCTGGTGTTATCCGGCTTGCGATTAATAGCTTTGAGTCTGATGTTCGTTGGCTTCGTAAGCAGGCATCGAAAACTATTGCCAGAATTTTTCATCAGCTTGGCAATGATTATGAGGCTGTATTTTCGTCTATTGTTCGAAAAGAACATATGGATGACTTAACAATCAAATTCAGGACGCCTGATATTTATCAAAATATTGTGGCTCAGAAGTTTTACAACCGTGAATGTGCATTCTAAAGAGGTTATTTATGGGACAGGAAACACTTAAAGTATTTTTTGTGCAGTTTGGTACAATGAAGAATGACAGAACTAATGAAGATTTTGATTGGGGGAATGCTCAGGCATTTTCTACGGAATTTGAATCCACAAATAGCTCCTGTGGTTTCGCACCTGCAAAAGTAAAAATCTCTCCTGATAATCGCCATGCAGTTTGTCTTAGATTACGCGATGATTTACAAGAAGCATTTAAATCAGGTAAGTCATTCCTTGAAATTATTCCATCATATGGAATGAAGGCTTCTAAAGGGGTAATGATTCCCATTGTGGTTGATTATAAAGTTGTTGGGAAATCAGATGTGAAGTGACAATTACTCCATTTTATTGAGCGATTTATTATGTCAGATGAGGTAATCATCAAGACAAAATATTGCAATCCGAATATGAGCTTTGGTAGCCCTGACGGATGTGATGAAGTGACTTTGAAATTACCGAAGTCGGAGGTTGTTAAATTACAGTCTTCGGTAGTTTCTCAGTATAAGCCTGTTCCCGATATTGATTATTCAGTCGCGGCGCAATTTTGGGGGCTGGCTTTTACGACAACCTTTTTCCTGTGGCTGTTTGCAAAGGGAATAGGTGAAATTCTTAAACACGTAAGAAATGCATAAAAGGAGTTTTTATGTTTGGTAAGACTAAACAGGCTTTAACCCGTATTGGTGCTTTTACTCTGGCTGTTGCTGCACCTGCTGTATTTGCTGCTGAAGGTGATGTTGTTGGTGGTAAAGGTATTGACCTTACGCCGCTGACTAACAGCGTTAATTTCGGTTCCGTCCTGACCGGAATTATGGCGGTAGCGGGTTCTCTTATTGTTCTGTATGCAGGTTCTGCGGGTGTCCGCTGGATTTTGCGTATGGTTCGTGGCGCTTAATTCATAAAGGTAAGGGGCGTAACAGCCCCTTTATATTTATGGCTCAATATCTTTTTGATTTTATGTGTTTTTTATGGGGGCTTTTATGCGCCTGGGCGGTCATTCAGGGTCTGGAAAGTTAGGTATTACTATATTGTCCTTACTGGTTTCATCCGGTGTACATGCTGATGCAGTAACAGCAGACGGATTTGGACGTGTAATTCAGCAAATGGTTGAAACCCGTGAAGCTCAGGTTGTTTCTCAATCTGCGGGGCGTGTATTCGCAACGGGTGCCAGTTCTCTCGGTATGGGCGCGGGTATCGCTGTCGCTGCGGAGGTTATACGCGAACGTCCTGACGTTTTTGATTCAATCCGCATGTGTGGCGAGAAAGTGGGTAATCCTCAGCTTTGCACCGGAACGTCAGTTTTCGCGGCTGCTTATGGCCTTGCGAAGCATACAATTGACGATTCGATATCTACGGGTATTTCAAGTTTTGGCAGTAATATGATGGCTGCCGGACAGACAACATGGGGATTGCTGGGGCAGGCTGCGGGTGTTATTTCCGTTGCTGACCTTGCTTTAAAGCAGGGCGCAAAAGCTGTTGAATATATTACAAGTGGAATAAAACAGGATGATGGAACTTATTTACTTAATTTGTCCAATGGCGCTACTGTTACTTCTTCTGTTGCACCTTCACCTAAAAGCCCTGTTGCTGTTTATTTGCCCTCTGATGCTACTGGCTTTTCTGCGAAGAATATTCAGGACTCGATAAACCCTTATAATCAGCAGGTTAAACCTGTTCAGATTGCGCCAACCTATTACAATATTGATGCACCACCGCCGATAAGCCAGCCATTTCCGAATGATGTATATCGTGTGTCAGTAAAGGGTACTAAATATCCTTATTCGACTGATATCAGGGATGCAAAGGGCGATGCTGTACTTGTCAGTGATAATCCGGTAATGATTGCGCTTTATAAGTCGATTAATGGTTATTCTCATTCCAATGTGACTTATCATGAGGCTTCTGACGACAATAACTTACATATCAGGATGCCAAGAAATTTTAAGGTTTATTCGGTTTCCGTTAAAGACTTTCAGTATGAAAAGCCGAATCCTTATTTTGGTGGATATTCATCGAATGTAACTGTTGTTTTATCTGTTGCGACAACAACGGTTACGCTTGAGAATGCATGGGATTTATGTAAAAGCGAGAAAGTACCTGCGCCGGGCAGTACGGCTGATAATCCCAAAACGCAGTGGAAAAGTATTTGCCACCCTGAGAAGGCCGTGTATAAAACGACGAATGATGTTCAGGATGTTAAAGACCAGATATTTTTTAATACAGAATTTGATACATCAAATTTACCTCAGGTAATTAATGGCGAGGTTATTGATAATATAGATTTCAAGCCGGAGGAACAGTTAAACCCGGCTGCGCTGGTTAATCTTATTAATGGCCTTGCAGGTCAGACTGTTGTTCAGGAAGGATATCAGGGGATACCGCTTGATAAACCTTTTACGGCGGCTGAACTGACGGCTGCGGCTAATGCTGTTGGCGTAAAACTTGATAAGGGCTTGCTTTATAGTCCGGTTGTCGTTCCTCAGTCGTGGGTTAATGCCAGACCCGGTGCGGGAACGGATACAGGTGTACACCCTGGTACAGGCACAGATACCGATACTTCTGTTGATTTAGGCGAAGACCCCGGCATTAAAGCGCCGGAACTTGAAAAACCGCCTACAGGTGAGGAAATTCTCAAGCCAATTACGGAATTAATGCCGGACATTAAAAACCTGAGTATTTCATCGAAGGATGTTCAGTGTCCGGTATGGTCGTTCGAACTCTGGGACAATAAATATTCCATTGATTCTCACTGCGAGCTTCTGGAAAAAATCAGGCCACTTCTGAAAGCGGTATTCCTGCTTATCTGGGGCATTATTTCGCTGCGTATCATTCTGACTGCGTGACGGAGGCGTTATGTTTGGTATTCTGGTTTCAGCCTTTAACGTGGCGCTGGGTTTTGTGCTGCGAACGGTGGTTGTCAAATTTATTCTGTTTTTTGGCCTGTACTTTGTCGTACAGGCGTTTGTTCCGGTTCTGGCGTCACTGTTGCCAAAATCTGTTGATATTGCCGGGTTGTTTTCCTCACTGCCTGATAGCGTATGGTATTTCGTGAATCTGTTTATGGTCACGGAAGGGATTAAACTGATGTTTTCAGCATTGTTAACGCGCTTTATTATTCGTCGCATTCCTTTGATTGGTTAATTTATGGCTATTTCTGCGTATGTGGGCATTCCCGGGAGCGGTAAATCTTACGAAGTGGTGGCAAGCGTCATTATTCCCGCCTGTATCGCGGGGCGTCGCATTGTCAGTAATATTTACGGCCTTGCCACGCAAAGTATTTATGATTACTGCGTTGATATTAAAAAGGCAGACAGAGAATCACTTGGAGAAATTTTACTTGTTCAGAATGAAGACGTTCAGAACGAGAATTTCTTTCCCTACAAAACGGATTCAGGCATTGCGGATGATACGTTCTGCCGTCCGGGGGATTTAATCTGTATTGATGAAGCATGGCGCATATGGGAGAACGATAAAGGGATTCCTGCAAATCATCGCTCTTTCATTGCAGAACACCGCCATTTTGCCGATGAAAAAACGGGCGTAACCTGTGATTTAGTGGTTATGAATCAGTCGGTTGCCAACCTTCCGCGATTCATTAAAGACCGGGTGGAAACAACGTATCGCATGAGTAAGCATGTGGCGCTGGGTCTGCATAACCGTTACCGTGTGGACGTATTTACGGGTATCAAACTGTTTAAGTCGAATCTGACGAACAGTTATCAGAATAAATATGACAAGGCGATATTCCCTTTATATAAATCCCATGAAAACGGGCAGGGAAGGGAGCTTGTTACGGATAAGCGTCAGAATATTTTTAGTTCTAAAATGCTATGGTTTAAAGCCGCTGGTTTACTGATTCTGGCGGTAATTGCCATTTTTTATCTGTTCTGGTTTTTCACGTCAAACGGTAGTTCAGAGCCTGAACAGCAGACTAAAGATTTACCCGCCGCAAATAATTCAGCGTCTTTTGTACCTGCCGCGCCAGCTAAGCCCGTTGTGTCGGACAAATGGCGACTTGCCGGACGGCTTAAACGCGATGGTCAGGCATGGGTTGTTGTTGCGGACACCTCAGGCAGATTGCGTATAGAGCCGGCTTCGCAGTTCAGCTTTGATGGCATGATGATGACGGGTGAAATCGACGGCGAAACGGTGACGGTTTATTCAGGGGCGATACGATGAAGCTGATAACAGGTTTACTTTTTTTACTGGTTCCGGGGCTGGTTATGGCGAAGGGCGTCAGTCTGGAGCTCAACGCTGTTCCGCTGCCGCAGGCGCTGAACATGATTTACGTTCAGGTGTTCGATAAGCCGTTTATGCTTGACCCGGAGCTTGCCAAATCCGATAAGGTGGTGACGTTCCGTATCACGCCGGATATCGATGAACGGGCATTTATTAAGCGCTATCTCGGCAATATGAACATTGCGATTTATAACAAACAGGGTATTGACTACGTGGCGCCGTTCACGCCGAAAGCGTATGTGCCGCCGCAGGAGACCTTTGTTTATCGGCCTCGCTTCCGTTCCGTGGCGTATCTGTCTGACATTCTGGCCGGACAGTTTACCGGGCAGTTTAACAGTCAGCGTAACTCGTTACCATCCGGGCAGATATCGCCGGAAGCGGCCGTAGCGGGTACGGCATCGGACTTTATGAACCGTACCGGGGATGTGCTGGTTTATTATGGACGGAAGTCAGAGATTAAGCGGTTGCAGACGCTTTTACCGCTGATTGATACTGCCTCTGAAGAAGTGATTGTCGCAGCTTACGTGTTTGAGGTTCAGACCAGTGAGCGTAACGGTTCCGGGCTGGCACTGGCGGCGAAGCTGCTTTCCGGCAAGCTGAATATACAGATTGGCGCGTCTGGCGGCTTTGATAACTTTATCCGGGTGAATACAGGCTCTCTTGATGCGCTGTATGAGCTTTTCAGGACGGACAGTCGTTTTCATGTCGTCAGTTCCCCGCGGCTCAGGGTGAAGGATGGCGCATCTGCCACGTTTTCAGTCGGTAACGAGGTTCCGGTGCTGGGTCAGGTGAGCTACGCCGACAACAGGCCGATCCAGTCGATTGAATACCGCTCCAGTGGCGTTATCCTCGACGTGAAACCGCAAATCCGGACTGACAATATTGACCTTGTGATTAAGCAGCAGCTTTCCAGCTTTGCGAAGACGGATACGGGCGTGAATAACAGCCCGACGCTGATTAAGCGCGAGGTTAATACGGAGGTATCAGCGGCTGACGGGGATATTATTCTGCTGGGTGGCCTGGCTGAATCGAAGGTCACAAACGCCGATACCGGGTTCAGCTTTCTGCCAAAAGGCTGGCTCACCAGTTCATCTGACGAGAAGAACAAGACGGATATTCTTGTCGTGTTACAGGCGAAAAAAGTCAGGCGCGCCAGCGCCGCGCACGCACCGAGTTCCCACGAGGAGCGCGCGCGGTGATGGTGGCGACGGACGTATCATGCGGTGACGTGATGGAATGTCCGCTTTCTATAGATTAACGTCGGTCAGTGACAAAACTTGTTTTTGTTGCTGTCCGGCGTTGGCCAAGCCGAACAGTTTTATTTTTCTGCGTTATGGCTGACTCGGCGCGGCAGTATTTACCGGAGATACAAATGAAACGACCAGCACTGAAAGAATGGGATGTTGTTGATCATCTTGATAGCAAAGAAGAAATCCTGCTGTATCTGGAAGAGGTTTTTAACGAGGATGATTTAGCATTTGCGCTTAAGGCGCTGGATGATGCGAAACGGGCACTTGAAAAGCTCTACGGCAACGTCCAGTCATAG